TCAATATATGCTTAAGAAAGATGAGTACCGAGATGCTCAGGCTAAAGTGAGAAATGCTGCACAACAACAGAAGATTGTACAGCAACAACAAATGGCACAGATGCAAACACAACGCGCGGAGTTTGTACAATCTGAATATGCTAAGTTGATTGAAGCACTGCCTGAGTGGGATAACAAAGAATCAACTGTTAAAGATGATATTAGGAAGTTTGCTATTGATTCAGGATATGCTCCTGAAGAAGTTGATGTATTAGCAGACCACCGTAGTGTTCTTATTCTTAAGAAGGCTATGGAGTTTGATAAGCTAACTAAAAAAGTAAAGCCTAAGAAGAAAGCAGTAAAGAAAGTTCCTAAGGTGCAGAAGTCTGGAAGAGGTAAAGTTAAATCTGAAGCAGCTAGTGATAAAGCCAAGAAGAAGCGTGCAAGGTTAAGGAAGTCAGGTAAACAAGATGATGCCGCTTCCGTATTTTATGATATGTTATAATAAAGGAAAATAATATGGCTACTAATTTTGAAACTTATGATGCACAGGCAATTCGTGAAGATTTGTCAGATGTAATTTACGACATCAGTCCAACGGATACTCCGTTCCTATCTGGTATCGCAAAGAAAGGTAAAGTAAATAACACTTACTTTGAATGGCAGACAGATGCTCTAGCAGCAGCTTCTGGTACTAACTACCACGCTGAAAGTGCAGCAGCTGGTACTGCAGCTACAACTGCAACTACTCGTCTTGGAAACTACACACAGATTTCTAAGAAAGTTGTTGAAGTATCAGGCACTCAGGAGACTGTTAACAACGCTGGTAAGAAGTCTGAGATGGCTCACCAGTTAGCTAAAGCCTCTAAAGAAATCAAACGTGATATGGAGACTTCACTACTTGCAGACAACGCTGCTGTAGCTGGTTCTTCAGGTACTGCACGTGAGACTCGTGGTGCTGCTAACTTCATCACTACTAACGTAACAGATGCTGGTACTTCAGGTTCACACGCTGCTATGGTAGAAGCTGATGTAACTCAGGTTGCAGAAGACATCTGGTCTTCTGGTGGTAACGCTTCAACTATCCTATTAGGTGCTACTAATAAGAAGTTGATTACTGCTATGGCTGGTCGTGCTGACCAAACTCAGTCAGTTGTTGATGACAACAAGACTGTATACAACGCAGTAGATGTATATGTTTCTGACTTCGGTACTTTCAACATTCAGTTGGACAGATACTGTGACCAGGACACTGTATACTTCTTAGACCACGATATGTGGAGTGTTGATTTCTTACGTGATTTCCAGACTGTGGATATTGCTAAAGAAGGTGACTCTGACAAGAAGATGCTTTTAGTTGAGTATGGCTTACGCTGTGGCAACGAAGCAGCTAACGGTAAGATTCGTTACACAACTGGTTAATAGCTAGTTGACCTAGACCCTCACTTCGGTGGGGGTTTACATATTAAGGATAAGATACAGATGGCATTACAAAATAAAATAGTAGAGAACCAAGACGGCTCGCTGACCAGTGTATCTACCCAAGACAATTCAGAGATTAGGAAGATTGTTGAAGACAACGCTCTTCTTAAGTTTGACTCAGCCCGTAGTGGTCGAGACCAATACAAAGGTGACTCTCAACTATCACATCGAGTAGCTCGTATTCCGATGCTGGTGGTAGAACAGATGATGAGAGAAGGTATATGGGGAAACCAAGAAAGAATGAAAGAGTGGTTGAATAAACCAGAGAACGCACCATTCAGAACAACTAAAGGTAAAGTATAATGGCACTAAGTACATACACTGAATTAAAGACAGCAATAGCAGACTGGTTAGATAGGTCAGACCTTACTGACAGAATCCCTGACTTTATTACACTAGCTGAGACTAGACTGAATAGGGAACTGAGAGTACGTCCACAGGAAGTACGTTCTACTATGACTACTACTATTGGTAACAGGTATCACGCATTGCCTGGCGGTTACTTAAGTATGCGTAACATCCAACTTAATACTAACCCTACTACACCTCTAGAGTTTATCTCACTAGAGATGTTGGATAGATTATATGGCTCAGACACCACTGGTAAGCCAAAGGCATATTCTATCGTAGGAGACGAGATTCAACTAGCACCTATACCTGATGATACCTATACAGTAGAAGTTGCTTATTATAAGAAATTTGACCAACTAGGTGATGGTACTGGTGGTACTGTAGTTTCTAATTGGTTAACAGAGAATTCACCAGATGTATTATTATATGGTGCTTTGCTAGAGGCAGAGCCTTTCTTAAAGAATGATGAAAGAGTAAAGACCTGGTTAACATTATACAAAGCAGCTGTTAAAGATATTCAGGTTGCTGATAGCTCAGATAGACACTCAGGCTCTACTATGGCAGTACGTTCTGTCTACTCAGGTGTTGAAGGCTAATGCAATCTACCTGGGCAGCTAGTTCAGAAACGTGGGGTACTACGCATATATGGGCTAATGAGACATTCTCCCACAATGCAACAATAGCAGGGACTTCAGGAGTAACAGATAACGCTGTTGCTACTTTTCCTGTTAGTGCTGACATTACACAGATATTATTATCTGAGTTACACGAAGAAGATAGAGTAACTTTACTTAATGGTACACTAGGTTCAGCCTTAGGTTTCAGTACAGATTGTGTATTAGTATTACCAGTATCAGGAACATTAAGTACAACAGGTACAGTTACAGACTCAGCTACACATAAAGCAGTAGGTAGTGTTACATTAGGTAGTAATGTATCAGCTAGTGACTCAGCTAATACAGTATATCCTGCTACAGCTACCTTATCATCAGTATTAGATAATGTTGATGATGAAGATAAAATCACAATATTAAGTGTAATATTAGAATCAAATTATGGTATAATATCAGCATCAGTTCTTAAAGCTATTGGTGTTGCTACATTAGATAATAACACAGGTATTATCAATAATGTTAATTACCCAGAGTCTGCAGATATAAATACAAACGTATCTACATCTTCTGCCTCTAATTTCTTATGGAATACAGAAACAGAATCCTCAGATACTTGGACCACAAGTACAGAAGCCATTACCACCTGGACTGACATAACAGAGGATAACACAGAGTGGGAATAATAACTAATATAAACAGCAATAGGAATAACATATGAACGCAACAAACAACCTAGGACTAACTAATATCTGGTCAGTAACTTGTCTAGATAAAGATGGTAATGTAAAGTGGTCCGAGACAAAGAAGAACTTAATTACAACTGAAGGTCTTAACCATATTCTGGACACACAGTTCCACGCAGGTACTGCAGTAACAACTTGGTATATTGGTCTTAAAGGAGCAGGTACTCCAGCAGCAGGTGACACATTAGCTTCACACGCTACTTGGTCAGAAGTATCAGACTATTCAGGAACTAGAAAAGAATGGACAGAAGGCGCGGCTTCAGCAGGCAGTATGACTAACGCCAGCTCTGTAGACTTCTCAGTTACAGGCACAGCTACAGTAGCGGGTGCATTCTTGGCATCAGCAACATCAGGTACTACAGGTACACTATATGGTGTTGTAGACTTCGCATCTAGTCGTTCAGTTATCTCAGGTGACACACTACAGGTAACAGTAACAGTAACAGCAGCATCATCTTAAGAGGTAAAGTAATATGAGTTTAGAGTCGTTTAATTATATTGATTCACTGAATCAGGCAAATCCAACAACAACAGATAATGTATCAGAAGGTGATGACCACATTAGAGGGATTAAGACTACTCTAAAGAATACATTTCCTAATCTTACTGGTGCATTAACTCCAACACATACTGAGTTAAACTACGTAGATGGTGTAACCTCAGCAATCCAAACACAGCTAGATACACATACAACAAACATTAGTTCTAAGCTACCTCTAGCTGGTGGCACACTAACTGGCGATGTATCACTTGGCGATGACGTCAAAGCTAAGTTTGGTGATAGTGATGACTTACAGATATATCACGATGGTAGTAATAGTATTATTAAAGACGCAGGGACGGGAGACTTAATCTTACAAGCAGGTAATGATTTAATTTTACGACAACCTGATGGGTCTACAGAATACTTACGAGCCAACGAAGGCGCAGGCGTTCAGATATATCATAACGGAAGTCAAAAGTTTCTCACCACCTC